CCCATCGTTCGATTTACAACGCTGTCAATAATCATATTATTGAAACTTGCGGGGAGGTCTATCGTTGTTGGCGATATTAAAACTCCATTCCATGTATATTCGTCAAATGATTTGCGATAATAAATGTCGACCGTAGTTCCTTCAACTTTTATTGTGTTCCCGATGATTTGATAGGCATAACTATCAAGTTCCCGATCTGTAGGAATACTTACCAAATCGCCGACTGAAATAATTGATTCAAAATCTGCCGGTAATGTTGCCGATCCTGCAGTAATTGTTAACGTTGCGGTTTTAGTAGATAGCGAAGACGTAACACTATTTAATGCCAGATTGATTTCCCGCATGACATAATTTAACGCATCGACAATTTGATAGGTCGAAAATGATTCTTCTGGCAATCGGTATCTGCAAGATGCATATAATGCTGATGTTAGCACGGTTCACCCCCATAGTAAGAAGGAGGGACGTTAATCCCTCCCTATCAGGTAAATGTAATCGTATGCGTCAAGTTTGCTCCCGACGGAGTTACCCCGTTGATAGCCTGGGCCGTCAATACCACCGTATTCGCCCCAACGTTGTTATGACAGGTAGCATTTCCGGTAACCACTATAGTACAAACCCCATTAATAAACTCTGCGTTGGCGGACCCCGTAGGGCTTCCGGTTAACGTTCCTGCACTCGGGGTCATTGTGATTGTGTATCCAGTTTGGTTATACCACGTATGAACGTTCCCTTCTGAATCAACCAGTAAAAACTGTACCGTTTTGCTAAACGTGGAATTAGCTTTGGCTTCCGATACGTTGGCAGTTTTTGCAATCAAAATATCAGCGGCCTTGGCACTAAGTGCTTTTGCCATCATAATAACGTCATAGTCTTTAAAGTTTGCCCTCACATCGCTTGAGAACGAAGTATTTCGCGTTCTTGGCATTTTACACCTCCTATAGATTTCCCGTACAAACCTTTGCGCCTTGATATTTAGCAACCATTAACCGGCGACAGGTCTGATCTCCCTGCAGCGCATACTTTACCAACGGATCGCAATCCTCTAATTCGGCAGGGATTCTAAGCACATGCCGCATTTCACCGCTGCCGGTTATTCCGTTGCCAATTTCTTTTTTTAATTCTTGATTCGCCTGCCATACATGATCGAAATTATAATAACTTCGAACATATATGTCGCCGTTTTTATTTTTCAAGTTCTCTTGTCCGAGTAACATTTTACCTCCACAGTTAGGTTAGGTAACTGAAATATAACTTCTCTTTATATATATTTTCTATATATAAAAGTTTTATACAACTTACCTTAACCTAACTAATGTACACTTTTTTAAATAAAATCGTATTTCTATCTACTGGTTTACACTATGCCTTCAATGCTTTGAGTCTAAAACCGGCGTTCGGGTTTTTTGCAAAAATCCCCATTTCCCATGTGACATATTTTTCGATCTTGTGGGATGGTTGATTATCTCCGACCCCGGACTTGGTTCTGACTTCAAAGTTTTGCAGGAAACCTTTTTTCCAGTACCGGGTATCGAGCGCATAAAAGTCGGTAGTCGTTGCTTGTCTGTCGATCTTAACCGCCAGGTCGCCACAACTTGTCTCATACACATCGATGATATTACCGGCACGTTTTTCTGATTTGTTTTTGTTGACTACCGCGCCGCCGGAGAAGTTGTCAAACTTCATTTTTTGCTTGGAGTTGCAATATCCGTTGAGGATATCAAACTCATGAATGTCATACACCTGCTGCATCCCCTGTAGGATAAACGACTCACTGATAGCCGCGCTGGCGCACTCGATTACGTTGCTGTTCGCAAGTTGTGCATTAGCTGCATTAAACCAGTACGGCAATCCACCAAACAAGCTGGCCACGCCTTCGGAATGTTTTGTTGCGGTATCATTTTCGAAAATCGATTTGTTTGCACCGCGACGCATGTGCAGGGCGGCTTCCAGCATTCGCTTTTTGATGTCTGTGCCAGTGCCGTTTTTATCGGCTACGGCCTGTTCGGTTGTGGTAATCGTATAGCCTTTTTCCATAAGTTGCGTATAGTTTTTCAATCGGGTCGGCAACGCATGACCGGCAACTGTGGCATCCGCACCTTCAGCAATAGCACTGGTAGCGGGAGTCGCAAGAGATTCGAGCGCCCACGAATATTCAATATTTTTAATGTCGTCGCCGTCGCCCATATCGGACAACAATACTGTTGACTTGGGGCTGGTATTCAATACGAGTTGATGATAATCTTCAGGGTTTACTGCGGAACTATCTGCTGCATATGCGTTTTCTACGCCTGTTCTTGCCATTTAACTTCACACTCCTATAACATTTTTGCAATATCGTCTATGGACATTTCACGAACTTTCTTCACATCGAGTTTCTTCGCCGGTGTCGGTCCTTCGTTTACGCCGGATTCAACCTTGACTGTGGGGGTAATTTTAGCCCCTTTAGGAACTACGGCTGGAGCGGGTTTGTTTTTGCTTGCCGTATAAGCCGTTTTCTGCTGTTCGTAGAAGCCGGTAATAGCATTCACTTCAGCCGTTGTCAGTTTTACTTTGCGATAATCTTCGCCTGCGTTAAACATTGCATCGCGGGTTTTCAACTTCTGAAATACCGGATATAGTTTGTTAAATTCGGCAATTCCTTCCGGTCCTGATTGTGGAAGTTTATACAATTCCTGCTCTGCAAATCGGTTTACTTCAACAAAATCCGGTTCTGCCGCTAATGTGTTAACTTTGCTCGCAAATGTTTGCTCAATTTGTTGGGATTCTCGCTCTGCATAATCGGCTTGCTGTTTTTCGAGGTTTATTTCTGCTAATGCCTGCTGATATACCGCAAAATGAATCCGATTAATCGAAGCATCCGGGCTGAATTCGTCAGCGTTTTTAATCCCGAGCATTTTCATCGCCCGGTCCGTAACCTGTCTGTCAAGCGACTCCCACTGTGCGGTGGAATCTACAACTGGGGCAGGCATTGCCTTCTCAAAAGCGATACGTTGTTGTGCCAACTGCTCCATCTTAATATTATAATTGGATGCAAGTTGCGCATCGTTAATCAGATCTTGGATTGATTTTTCCTGCTCGACACCGTTAGCTTTGAATTTTACTTTGGCGGAGAGGTCGAGTGCTGGAGGTTCGGATTCCGGTTCTGGCTCAGGTTCGGGCGCGGGAGTTGGTTCCAGTTCTGGTTCTGGGGTTGGTTCTGGGTCTGCGGCTGGTTCGGATTGTACCCCGTTTAACCTATCTACCGCTTCATCAATTGTCAGTTCTGTGTCTACCATTTAATACTCCTTTGGGCCTGTATAGCCGCCAGCCCGTTTTATTTTATGCCCCTGCATCTCTGCGCCAGGGCGTGACCCGTAAGTTGCGCCGCTTAATAACGGCGCGTGGATACTAGCACTTTTTACCGGGTTTCTTCATCGGTTTTTTCTTGGCCATGCGCGAGTCCTCCTTTCCTATACCATTACTCGTTTATGCACCAGCGTTGCCATCTTCCCCCGCTTCGAATCCTGCGGCGTGAAGTCCACCGTGTCACCTACGTCCAGCGAAAACGACTGTGCCTGTATTGCGGACCCATGGCAGAAATAATTTATATCATCATTCCCAAGAATCGTTCCGTATCCTTTATCGTCGGACCATTCACTTACCTTCCCGGTCATTTCGCACCCCCTGCGAGATATCTCCTTGAATTTTATTCACAATCCGGGTCAATGCCAGATATTCATAATGCGCCTTAATCGCTAGTTTTGGAGATTCAGACAACATTTTTAACAATTCCTTGTTGATTTCTATTACGATTTCCGCCAGATATGCCTTGACCTGTGGGGCCAACGCCAATCGTTCCTGCTTGTCCATTTATCGGTCCTCCTAATGTTACTGACGATGGGTGCAAATGGTCCGTAATCACTTTCTGCCCTGCACCGTAAATAGATTTCTGTTCTTCCTTGATTCGGTTTTCTTCCAGGTCTACAACAGCCTGTGTTGCAAACATTTCTGGCGTTGCTTGTATACCGGACTTAGCCAGAATTTGAATTTTTACTTCTATTGGTAATGTCGCAAAATCAATTCGCAACGACTCGCTAACTGGTGCGTCTACTGGTTGTTTCTGTGCCTGTTGCGGGTCTTTAATATAATCGTCCACGTTTCGTATTCCAACAAGTTCTAGATATTTCTTCACGGCATTATATGCCCCGGACACGTCAGCAATCCCGCCCTGTATCCATGTGGGCATCTGCGCGATAACGTTGGTCATGTTTTGGACATCGGTTTCCTTCGCCCCTGCACCCATGCCAGCATTAACAATATAGTCGAACGATCCAGATAGATTATCCTTGTTAACTTTCAAATCCTTATTCGTGAGCCGGACTACCTGTTCCTGATCAATGTACTTTTGGTTTAGATACACCATCCGCATGAACAACGCCTTCATGCCCGTTTCGGCGATGTTCCGCATAATCAATTCCATTGCCTGTGATCCTTGGTTAATCAGAGCAGTAATACCGGTAGCGGTCTTATTTAACGAAGCCGCATCCATTCCCTGATTGTATCGATTTATGTTACTGGCTTCTTCTCCCCATGACTTAACCATTTCAATTAGCTGCAATGTATATCCTGCAAGTGGTACCTGCGCCACTGGTTGCATGGCCTGTGCAGGGTCCGTGTTGATCGACAGAAATGCATCACCGTCTAATACCTGGTTGAAATCAAGGAACGCCGACTCGTTGCATAGCTGCTGTGGATTATTATTCAGCGCCAGATTCTGCACTGTCAGCCGTATAATAGCCGTCAGCAGGTCTTGCCACTGTCCCAGTGCGTCAATCCCCGATATGTCCGGCACAACTTTAAACGGATCGAACACCGGAGAGATTATGCAGAACGGAAATCCGTCCGTATTTTCTTCGTATCGGATGAATATGTTGCCGTCCTCTACAACAGTAAATATGCAGTCCTCTAGTTTATGATCGCCGTTGATGTCAGCCTTTACGAAACATTCCGATATCCATACCTTTCGATTCGGATCGTCTAAGTCATAACTCTCATCGTTTGTATACCCGTTGCGCGTCGAGTCCATGTTGGTATCGTCTATCGACGTTGACCCGGTACCGGACCCGACCAGCTCCATGACTTTAGCGCGGTCGTACATGCCGGAGAACGTTCCGTCTGGCTGTTTCTTTTTAATATTCCGCACGAGGTAGTCAATTGTTACCTGTTTCCTGCGCCCGACGAGTTCGCACTCGCCCAGAGTCCTTGCTCCCGGTGTCCATATCAATTCTTCACTAGGAACGTTCTCGATCAGCGGGAAATTCTCTGTTAGCTTCATATATTTCACGGTCACTGTCGTGATCGGTGTCCCCGTCTGCGGGTCCACTCCTTCGACAGCGTTCAGAATATCGACGTTGTTTTGCAGGGCCTCTGCCATGAACCGTTCTTCATCGCCTTGTGGAACGATCTTATCTTCTTCAACCGATTCGTATTCGCGTTTCTGCGTGACCATGACTACACTGTAGAGTTGATACAGGCATTCCTTTACCCACCAGTAGAACTTTTGGTACCCTACATTTGCATATTCAATCTGCCAATTGCATAATTCCTGCATGGTTTCTGCGTTTTTATCATCCTCTGCGTTGCGGCCCTTCATGCTACCGATATCACTATTACCAAATAGCATCTTGATGATCTGCGCCGTCATGCGCTCGGTAGCCGACATAACCGAGGTGTCGCTCATCGAGTATTGCGTCAGATTCGGAAACTTCTCGTCATAAAACGCCTTGTCCGAACGAAAACGCTGCAATCTCACCTTATCTTTCGGCGATACATTAGCAGCGTGATGATCACGGGCTTTATCAATCTTGCGAAGGACTTGCTTCTCTATTGTGGCGCGGCGGTCAGATGCACTCACTAAATCGCTCCCCTCTTCGGACTTGGCCTGTCGCGCTTGACGATGTGGACGAATCTCATTTCATGTTCCAGCGCGTACCGGATCGAATCAATAATATGATTGTTCTTGTCTACAGGCTCCGGCAATGCGTTGCCGTTTTTGTCCTCACGCCACTTGTATACAGTAAATTCGTTGATGCACTCTCGCAGCGTATGATGTATAACAATTTGTAGCTTCTGTAGCCACTGAATACCAAAATTAACGCTGTCCTTGCCCTTTGAAACTGCGGTAGCGGAAACCCCGTACTGCCGTAGCTCCTGAATCGACTTCGGTTCTGCACAGTCGCAGGACACCACGTCACGCCCTGCCATTGTCTTGACT